TGTTCTTAATAAATTTTTATCAATCCAATCTGTCTCTGTAATTTTATGGTCGTATTTATCTTCAAATTGTTCGCACCAAGGGCTTCTTTTAGATTCAAATTTAACGTCTTTAGGTCTATCTTCACCTTCAAAAATAGATTTTATTTGTTTTTTTAAATCGTCTCCTTTTAATCCTTTTACATATGTTTCAGGAACACTTCTTTTTTTATTTTTATAAGTAATCATAACTTTTTTATAACCATTACCATAAATCATATTTATATAATAATAAATAACAAAAAAAAATATATTTACTTAATTTTTTAAAATTTATATATAATAAAATTAAAATTTTAAGTAAGTAAAAAATCTAATTAAATATATATATATATAATGAAACTTCCAAAATGGTTAAAAAAAATAATAATTGATATATTAGACGATGATGAATTGATTTACATTATTTTTAAATCTTTACATTATTTTAAAGAAAAAACTGATAATGAAATAGATGATTTTGTAATAGAATTTTTAGATAAGAAATTTAATTCTAAAAGATTAACTTCTTTCGATACATTAAAAAAAGATTAATTTCTAATTTCCATATTTTCAATATCTACTTTTATTTCATCCCCATTTTTAGTAATATCATTTATATCTGCTATCTTTTTAGCCTTTTCAAATACTTTATCAAGTCCTTTAGGTTCTTTGTTAGGTTCTTGAAAAAATAATTTTAAAATAAATTCATTTTTCTTCCAATCGACTACTTCATCTAAATCTTCAAATAAATCTAAAAAGACAGCAGTATCTAAATAAATATTTCCAGTTCTATTATAAAATTTATTTATAAAATGTAAATAAGCCATTACAAACCAACCACAAGCATCACTCATTAATGATTGAATATTTTTAGTGGTATAGTTTAATTTCTTTTTAAATCTTTTTTCAACAACTTTTTTTATATCTTCAGGAGGAGCCATTCCATAAGAATCAAAATAAAAGGGTGTTATTACTTTATTTACTTTTCCTATATGTAATCCTACCCAATGACTTCCTATATTAGGATTTCCATTTTCATCGAATTCATCCATCAAATTGATAACATAACTTTTATTTGCTTCTAAATCATTAGGTTCTAAATCATCTTTAAAATAAACACCTTTCAGAGGAATTCCCATTTTAGGAGCCAGTTCTAACATTTGAAAATTATTTAACATTTTTATATATATATTATATGATAATATTTAAAATACTAAAAAATTTATACACTTTTTTTTTAGTATTTCCACTAAACTAAAAATAAGGCTTCAAAACAACAAAATAACATCTTAATTAAATAATCAATTATTTTTTTTATTTTTTTCATACATTAGATTCTAACTTTTTAATAGCCTCTTCCATTTTTTCATTTTGTTTTATTAAAGTTTGTGCTACAGAAATTAAGGGACTTATTAATTCATTGTATCTTAAACCATAAGAATCATTTTCTTCATCATTTACATACAATCCCCAATCGAAAGGCATTGCTTTTTTAACTTCTTGAGCGATGAGTCCTGTATGTGTTTCTTGATTTTTACCTTCCTTCCATTTATAAGATACTGGATTTAATTCTTTTACAAAGTCAATCATTTTTTCTTCATCTAAAGTTTGAATCCAATTTTTTTGTCTTTCGTCAGAGGTATTTATCGTGGCGTTTGTGGCGAATATTTCACTGAACCTGAAAGATGCACTACCAATATCATACGTATTATCAATATTAGGTCTAACGTTATTTGTATAAAATGTATTTCTTAAATAAAATCCTCCTAATCTATCAACAAATAACCCAACATTAGGATCGTCTCCTGAACCATCATCAATTGCTATAGATATACCTGCGAATGATACATCACTATCATCATAAGCAGTTCCTATATACATCGTATTAAAATTAGGATTATCAAAAACCATCTGTGGAACAAATCTATCAAGTCCATGCACAGAACCAATATTTCCAAAATCAACTGAAGTGTCTGCTGTGTTATTAGAACAATGTATTTCGTTTGTATGAAATAAATCAAATCTTTTTGTATCTGTTCCTATATTTAAAGTTCCTGTTGTGGAAGCCTCTAAATTAGAATCTAATACTGTTTCACCTGAAACAACTGATAAATATTCTGTTTTTTCTTGAATTTTATTTAATTGATTTTCTATTTCTTCATCTGTTAAATTGTCCTTGAATACAGAAGGATTAAAAGAACTTAAATTATTATCTGGTGGTAAATATGAAGACATTGTTTTTTTATATATTATTTATTTAGATAAAATATTTAATCTTTTTTGTAATTCTTCATTTTTTTCTATTAAATACTGATATGTTTTCACTAATATAGCATATAATTCATCATATCTTACACCTAAAAAATCATCTTCTTTATACAATAAACCCCATTCTTTTAAAAATTCTTTTGATATTGGTTCTAATTCTTGATATATCAATCCACAATGAAATCTTTTATGATTTTTTAATTTATATCTAACAGTTCTTAATGATTTTATGAAATTTATTGTTTTATCTGTATCTAAAGTTGCAATATCTGTTTTTTGTCTCTCGTCAGAGGTATTAATTGTGGAATTTACACAGAATATATCATCCCATCTAAAACTTGAAGAGCCTAATTGATAAGTATTATCTACATTAGGTTGTATATCATTATTTCGTAAAAGTCCTCTATTATATATTGTTCCATCTTTTTGTAATAAAAAACATAATTTAGGATTATCACCTGAACCTCCTGTAATACCAAATGTAAAACCATTATTAGAATTATTCCCATTTTCGTATCCTATACCCATATACATACCCCTTCTATCTGTATTAAAAAAAATAGGTTGAGACATAGCATCTACTCCTGTATTTGTTTCTATATTATTTGATGATACAGAAGTATCATTATTCCCTCCATTTATTAAAACTTTATTTCCATATAAATTAAATGTATTATTTTCACTTAACCCTATTCTATGATTTCCATCGTGATTAGGAACTAAATCAGAGGATAAAACTGTATTTGTTCCTGAAATTGATAATTTAGATGTTTTTGTTTTTTGTGTAATTAATCGATTTTCCACATTTACCTTTGTTTCAAAATTCAAAGGATTGAATTTAGTATATGAAAATTGTGGTGGATAGTATGAAGTCATTTTTATATATATATTTAATTAGATTTTTTACTTACTTAAAATTTTAATTTTATTATATATAATTTTTAAAATTTTGAGTATTTATTTTTTTAATTTATAAATTTTAACTAATCCTGGTTTATTAGCCTTACTCATATATCCAAAACCTTCCATTGCTGTTAAATCTTCTTGTGGATTTATTTGATTTCCTGATTGTGTATTATAATGACGACTTATATAATCCCCTAATATTCTTATTTCTTCGCCTGATAAAACGTCGTCCTCATTACGTGATCCATATCCTAATTTAATTAATTCAAGAACTAAATCTTTTTTACTCATTCTATTAAGTTGAGATGATGTTTTACCTAATTCTCCCTCTCTACTTTCATATCCTTTTACAAGATTAATTATATCTTGTTTATTCATATTATTAAATATATCTAAATATCTTTGAACTCCTTTAGTTCTTTGGCCTATTTCTTGACTTTCTACATCTATATCTTCTCCTAATATATCTCTACTGACATTTATACTTCTTCTTACTTCTTCTTCTTCTTCTTCACTTTCTTCATCGAGTGGTGGAAGTGTTCGTATTCTTCTTCTTGCTCGATCTAATAATTCTCTGCCCTCCTCACTTATATTAGGAATGGTCCCCTCTATATCTATATTTATTCTTGATGTAGGGATACCTTCATTTTTTCTTTTTAAATTAGGTTTAGGAAAATCCCTTAATCCAACATCATAACCTATCTTACTTAATGCTATATATCCATCTATTTCAGTTTCAAAAGTTCTAATAAAATTTACACAAACATCTCTTATATAAGTTGATTTAAATGGAGACCCATCAAAATCATTACTAAAATCAACAATAGCATCAGCAGGATTAGTGCCTCTTCTTTTTTTTTCTGTTTGTATATATGTCTCAACACCTAAATCATATAATTTTTTTTCATTTAAACCTCTTAAATAATCTTGTAAATCTTTCGTTGATGGTATTTCAATATCTTTTATTTTGTTTAATTGTTGTCTATTAAATAATTCAAAAGCAGACTTTAAATTTATAACTGATGGTATTGTAAAATTTCCTTCAAATACCCTTTTAAATGCTGGTAGTCTATCTAATAAATATTCTTTTAGTGTATCGTCTAAACCTTGAATAAATATTTTTGCTTGTCCTGAATTTCCATTTAATTCTTTAACTATAAAATTTTCTATATTTTCATCAATTTTAGATTTATCTAAATATTGTTCTAATGTGCTTTTTTGTGGTCTTCCAGTTATTAATGAAGATCCAGTATCTTTCGTATGTTGTTTATTTTTTATAAAATATCTTCTATTTTTAGACTTTTGTTCTAATTCATTTAATTGTCCTTGTCTTTGAAATGTTAAAGTTTTTAAGTCTCTTCCAATAAAAGGCATTATTATTTATTATATATATTATTATAAGAAAATTTATTTTTCAAATAAAAGTTAATTTTTTTTTAAGAAAAATAATATAATATAATTATATATAAATAATGGTTAATACAATAGTTTTAAAATCAGAGAATATTACAGATACAACAAAAAACTCAACTTTTGAATATAATTTTCCTAATTCTATAAATTTTAAAGATATGGAATTGGCGTTAATTCAAGCATCTATGTATTACACGTGGTTTAATATTAGTGATGAATTAAATAATAGGACTTTTTCGTATCAGTATGTAGTGGGTGGAACAACTAACACAAGAACAATAACATTAGACGAGGGTTTATATGAAATTAGTGATATTAATAAAGCATTACAATTTGATTTTATCAATGCTGGTTTATATTTAGTTGATTCTAATGGAGATAATGTATATTATGCTGAATTTATAATTAATACTGTTTTAAATTCTGTTGATATCAATACTTATGCTGTTCCAACTTCTTTACCTGCTGGATATTCACAACCTTCTAACTGGGTGGGTTATCCAACTGCAACTTATAATGTCAATATTCGTATGGCTTCTACTTTTAATGAAATTGTGGGTTATGCTTCTAATTTTGAATCTGGTTTGTCTTCTGGAACTGGAACAACCTTAACATTTAACTCATCTGTGGCTCCTAATGTAAATCCAAATTCAAGTGTTTTACTTGAATGTAATGTAATCGATAATCCTTTTGGTAATCCAAGTGGTATTATTTATGCTATTGTTCCTACTGTTGGAGTGGGTGGTTTAATTAACGTCCAGCCTCCTGAGTATGCGTTTAATGATGTTAAAAATGGTGTTTATAACAGTATAAGAGTTAGATTATTGAATAAAACGACATTAACGCCCTTAACTATTCAAGATGGAGAAATAACAATTATTTTAGGATTAAAAAAGAAATATTCATATGAAATGTAAGAATTAAAAAAATTGATAAAAAAAATTTTCTAAATTAATGTTATATATATAATGACTCATTGTTTTATTGTAAATCCTAAAAATATTAAAAAGCATAAGGTTAATTTAAATCCTCTGAAAAACACTAAATTAATGGATGAAGAACCTAAAATGTCTAAATTTGAAAAAAATTTAAATAGAAAAATTCAAGGTGAAGGTTTAAAAGAATTAACAGATAAATTAAAGAATTTGAATGTTAAAGATTCTATGAAAAATATTAGAATTACTTTTTAATTACTCAAAATTTTAAAAATTATATATAATAAAATTAAAATTTTAAGTAAGTAAAAAATATGCTTATAAAAATATAAATTTTTTTTTTCATTTATAAAATATCTAATAATATTATATATAAAAATGTCAGCAGATTTAGTTGTTTATAATCAAAGCGTAGAAGAAGCCCCATCTTCATCAGTTATGACTGATAAAAAATGGCTTCAAGTTTTAGATCAAAATAATGGTTCTTATTCGTCAGGTCAATCCACATTAGAAACAACCAGTTTATCTACCAGTGATAGATTTATGAATTATAGAGAAGCATATTTAAGTGTTCCTCTTATTCTTACTGTTGGTAATAACACAAATGTTAATAGTGCTGGAATGGCTAACGCAGCAGGAAAATCTAAATTGATTGGTATGAAAAATAGTTATACCTCTATCATTCATAGTTTTTCTTGTGATCTTAATGGAACTAACATTATTCAAAATACTCCTTTTACTGAATTATATAACGCTTTTCAACTTATGACTTCTTTGAGTTGGGATGATGTTAAAACACAAGGAGCAACAATTGGATTTTATCCAGATGACGCTTTAAGTGCTTCATCTAATACAGCAGATAGAGCAACAGGAAGTGCAAGTGCAACTTTTAACAATCAAGATTTAGTTCAAGAAAACGCTCAAACTATCGCTTGTTTAGGTAATATTGGTAATAAAGGTTTTTCAGAGAGATTGAAATATATCAATTACGACGAAACTGGTAAAATTAATGGAAGTGGTAACGAAGTCGCACAAAGTGCCTTCTTGGCTAAAGATAGAGCAAATACTCTATATAAAAATCAAGTATTTACATTACATACTGGAGGAGCAACTGATTCACCAGTCGTTCAAGTGCAAGTTATGGCTGTTATTAAATTAAGACATTTACATAATTTCTTTAATCACGTTCCACTGGCTAAAGGTCTTCAATTTAGATTTATTTTGAATTTTAATCAACATACTCAAACCATTACTAACAATGGAACAGTTATTTCAGCAGAAGCAGTCGCAAAATCTCAATATGGTGGTATATGTCCTTTTATTGTAGCAAGTGCTGCTGCTGATAATGGTGGGGCTGGTCAAATAGCAGCAGCAGGTTCTATAAGAGCAGATTTGTCTGTAGGAAAAACTTGTTTAGATAACACTTTGGCTAATTATGGTGGAACAACAACATCTAACCTTCCTCAATCTGTAAGTTTATGGGTTCCTTCATATGTAATGAATCCATCTTTAGAATCATCTTATATTAGTTCTAATTCATCTAAAAGAATTTCTTATAATGATATTTACAATTTTAGAATCAATGATATAGGTCAAAATCAAACATTCAATACATTGATTACTTCAGGGATTAGAGGCGTTAGAAGTGTTGTCGTTATGCCTTTTTTTCCAAGTGCTTCTAATGGTGGTGATGTAGCAGAATTTCAATCAGCACAATCTTGTTGTGGAGGTGGTTCAACTGCTTTACTCGCACAAATCACTAATTTCAACATCCAAGTGGGTGGTGTGAATCAAATTCAATCCAATGGTAGATACGAATTTGAAATTTTCAATAATTACGTATATGGTTCTAACTCTGTCAATGGAGGTCAAACAGATGGTTTAACATCAGGCTTAATAGGTCAAGCAGATTGGGGTAGAAAATTTTTATATTATTATGTAGATTGTAATAGAGGAACTGATTTAGAAAAAGATACACCTAAATCAGTTCAAATACAAGGTCAAAATTTAAGTGCTAAAACTGTAAGTTATCAGGTATTTATTGAATTTGAAAATAGTTTCTCTATCGATGTTGGATCAGGAGCAATTCAGGCTTAATTTTTCTAATATATATATAAAGATTTAATTTCTAATATATATATATATTAAAATGGAAGATCAAGATTTAAATAATTCAAATAATCAAGAGCCAAAAGTTATTATTGTTAGAAGTTCATATACAGAGGCTCAAAAAAGAGCCACTAAAAAATGGAGAGAAAAAAATAAACAAATAGTATTAGAAAAACAAAGAGAAATCTCTAAAAAATGGTATGAAAAAAATCAAGATACACATAGAGAGAAAGCATTACAAAGATATCACGATAATAAAAAAAGAAAATTAGACGAAAATTAAAAATGTATAGAATTTTTAAAAATTACTCAAAATTTTAAAAATTATATATAATAAAATTAAAATTTTAAGTAAGTAAATAAATTATTTTTTTTTTTAAATTAAAAAATGTATAGATTTTTCATTGATATACATATAAAGAATAAATTTTATATATATTATATAATATATATAATTGAAAAAATGTATAATAAAAAATTTTTTGATAATTTAAGCAAAATTATTTTAGTCAAAGGCACTAAAAACAAACCCACACATAAATTTTCTAATGAAAAAAATACAAACAACGATAAATCAGTTGAATCTATTTTAAAAAGAGGCAATAATGTAGCAATTAGAACAGGTAAAACAAATAATTTAACTGTTGTTGATTTAGATATTCATAAAGAAGGTTTTAAATTTGATTTTGATATTGATGAATTATGTAAAACAACATATTATCAAAAATCAGCATCAGGAGGAATTCATTTATTTTATCAATATGATAAAGATATTAAACAAGGACAAAATGGAAAAATTCAAGTAGATACAAGAAATACTGAAAATGGATATGTTTTGTTTGATGGTTCTAAATTCAAAGGAAAAAAATACGAAGGACAAAATGATTTGATTCCTTCAAAAATCCCTCAAGATGTCAAACAATTTTTATTAAATAATGGATACGATAATTCTAAATCAATGGAAATAAAAGAAAAAAAAAATATAGATTCTAATATTAAATTAAATAATATGGAAATATCAAAAGATAAAAATTTATATATTCCTAAAAGCCATTTAAAACAAATTTTAGATGATAAACCATCAACATATTTTAACGATGTAGAATTTTGGAAATTTACAACCATAATGAAATATTTAGACGCTTATGATTTATGGGATGAATTCAATAAAAAAAGAGATAGATATGATTTAAATAAAAATATTGAAATATGGAATTCTGTTAATCCTAATAAATGTAATATTAATTTATTAATTGATTTATTTCATAACAAAGATATTAGTGGATATTATAATTTAAAACATCTTCCTAAATTTTCGTTAGAATCTGAAAAAATCAATAAAAATAAATTAGGTTATGATTTTATTCAAGAAAAAATAAATTATATTATTAAAAGTGATACAGGAACAGGTAAAACTACATCAGTAAAACATTTTTTAAATAAAACAAATGATAATTTTATTTCAATTGTTTCAAGGGTATCATTAGGACAAGAACAGTATAATAATTTTAATGAAAATGAATTTTTAGATTGTAATTTTTATCAACAAGTAGAATTTATGAAAAATGAAGATAATATAATTATTCAATTAGATTCATTATTGAAAGTTCATAGAAATATTGATATATCTCAATATGTAATCGTTTTAGATGAATTTGAATCTATTTTAGACCATTTATTTAATTCTCCAACTTTGAAAAGAAATAGAGTTTTAATTTTTATGAAATTTATTGAAATTTTAAAACAATGTAAAAATTTTATTTGTATTGATGCTGATATTACTAATAAATCAGTTGAATTTATTGAAACTTTTATTAATAAAAAATATAAATTATTTGAAAATGAATATAAACATAATAAAGGTGTTGAAGCATTAGAAATACCTGATTGTAATGTATTTATTGCTCTTTTACAACAAGAAAAAAAGTTTTTATGTTGCTGTGATTCTAAAACTCAAGCAGAATATATTTATAATGAATTAAATGACCCATCAGTTATTTTAATTACAAGCGATACTGATGAATATTATAATTTTGATGATTATGATAAAATTATTTATTCTCCTAAAGTTATTTATGGTATTGATTCATCTATGGAAAGACCTGTATATTGTTTTTATAAAGAACATACAATAAACCCTAAAAAAATGGTTCAACAAATAGCAAGATGTAGAAATATTACAACTTTATATTATCATTTCACTAAAAAATCATATAATCCTAATAAAATAAATATTGAAGAAGTTTTAGAAACAAATAATAAAATTGTTGATTATGGTATCCATAACGAAAATAAATTAATTGAAACTAATTTTAATATGATTGATGCTTCCATTGAAAGAGATTATATAAAATTATTTTCTAAATTTGAATATGAAAATATATGTTATGATACTAATAAATTTTGTCATTTTATTAAATTGTTAGATCAAAGAGGTTTCATTTTGAAAACTTATAGATTTAAAAGAGATAAGACAAAATGTATAGTATCTAAAGAAGTTCTTGAACCTAAAGAGTTTTTCAAAAAAGAAAAAAATAAAAAGATTTTAGATATCATAGGTTTAGATACAGAAGATAAAATAGTCTCTGAAAAAATTGATATTATTTCAAGATATAATTTCGTTCAAGAATATTTGAATATCAAACATTATTTCTATGATAATTTAAATGACGAAGATTTATTAGAAAGATTAAATAATCAAAATGAATTTATATTAGGTAAAGTATCAAATAATAATCAAAAATTGAGATTATTATTAAAATTTAAAAATATGGCTGGATGTGAAGATAGATATGATTTACAATCAACTAAATTATTAAATCAAGAACAAATAAACCAGTTTGAATATGAATATAAAATGATTTTTGAAAAAAAATATTATAACGAAAAATTTAAGTTTGATACAATTGATAACCAAAATAAAGTATTAAATAAATTGTATAAAAATATATTTACAGATAAAATAACTAATTCTAAACAAGTATCTATAAATAAAAAAAGAGATAGAGTTTATCAATTAAATAACGATGAATTTAATAATTTCAAAGAATTAATTGATTTTAGAATTCAAAAAAAAAAAGATAGAAAAAATAAAATGAAAGAATTAAAAAAATTAAAAGAACAAAATAATTAATTACTCAAAATTTTAAAAATTATATATAATAAAATTAAAATTTTAAGTAAGTAAATTATATTTTATCTATTTTCTTAAATTCGATTTTAGGATTTTTCAATTCTATTATTTTTTTATTTTCTTCTATATAATCTATAGAACAATTATGATTAAAACGACATTTAAAACAAAATTCATAATTAGAACATTTACAATGAAACGAATTAGTTATATTAATTTTTTTTTTACACTGGCGACATTTCATATAATATAACAATATATTAAAATGAAGATGCAAAATATTAGTATAATTAATTGAAAACCTTAATTATACATATATTTTATATATAATTAAGTAAGTTAATAAATTAAAAATTTTTAATTTATAGAATATATTAATTATACAATAATATTAATTATACAAATTAATTATATAAATATATATAATAGAAAAAACGATTATATTTTTTAAAAAATATATATAATTTATATTATATATAATAAAAATGTCAAGTTATTTACCACCAACTCAAGATTTAGATAAATTCAATCCAGTTGTTTTTCCAAATGGAGATGATACAGGTATTTCTTTAGGTGAAGCAGATGCTCGATATGTTAAAAAATCAGGTTCTATTATGACAGGTTCGTTAAGTGCTCCCTCTATTAGTATAACAAACACTTTAACATTAGAAGGTGAGGATGTTGGAACAAAATTAACTCAAATTGATACAAATACGTCAAATATATCTAATAATTCAACAGCAATAACAACTTTACAAACAAAAACAAGTGATCTTACTTATGATTCAGGCACAGATACATCAACATTTTCAGGAAAATTAATAGCCACAGATGAAACAACTGTAAGTAATACTTTAGATGCGATTTTAAATATTAAATCAGGAAACTCTCTCTCTAATGATGCTTTTCTAAAATTTTTCAACGCAGGACTTTATAAAGGTGGTATGTATTCATCTACAGATGGAATAATTATAAATAGTCGTGAAAATAATTTAGGTAATTATCCAGATATTCAGTTTAGATTTGAAGATGGTGTTATTTCATCATTACAGTTTCAAATTACTGATACTAATGTGATAACATATCAGCCTATAATTCCAGGTTTGAATGGTTTATATGATATAGGGACCAGTTCTAAATTTTTCAATAAAGTATATAGTGAAGATGTAAATACACAAAATCATGCAAGTATAGATACAGCAATAACAAATAATATAAATTCAATAAATACAAATAACACAGCAATAACAAATAATACAAATTCAATAAATACAAATAACACAGCAATAACAAATAATACAAATTCAATAAATACAAATAGCACAGCAATAACAAATTTACAAACGAAAACTCAATATTTATCAACATCAGGGTCAGGATCATCCACTAAATCAAGTTTTTCAAGCGCTCAATTAGAGGTAGTAAGTGATTACGATGCTTATATTATCATTAAAGGTGATGAAAACAATGATTCAGGAATTGAAGGGGCACATTTACAATTTTATACGTTTCAACAATATCAAGGTGAAATTAGAACGTTAGGGAGTGATATCACTATATTATCTCATTCAACTTCTTCAATTAAACCATTTTATTTTAAATTAATAGAAAATGGAAGTATTACATACACGCAATTAGAAATAAATAAAACAGATTCTATTTTTAATACAAATATAATACCTAAAGTTAGTTCAACAAATACATTAGGTTCTGCTACTAAATTTTGGAATCAAGGATATATTAATAATATTTCAACATCAAGTTTTTCAGATTTAAATTCAACTTTAGGTGGAATAGCAACAAATAGCACAGCAATAACAAATAATACAAATTCAATAAATACAAATTCTACAAATATAACAACTAATACAAATAATATATCTACAAATTCTACAAACATATCTAATAATACTTCTTCTATATCTACAAATTCTACAAATATAACAACTAATACAAATTCAATAAATACAAATTTTACAGCAATAGTAGGATTAGATCAGAGAACTAATGATTTATCAAATGTCAGTGGAGATTATTTTTTAGCCACAAATCTATTTGAAATAACAGCAGGTAATACAGGTGACTGTGTTTTAAGATTAAGAAGCGACCAAGATGATAATGATGATAATGATAATTGTTTTATTAAATTTTCTCAAGATGGAACAAGTGATAAATTCAGTATGGGTTTTAATAATAACTCGTTAGAATTTAAAAGTGCTTATTCATCAACAGAAGCAACTAATAGCAGTAATTTCGTGTTTTTTATAGATGATACTATTACAAAATTCAAAATAGGTGATAATGTTGTATGTAATGCAAGTTTTACTTGTCAAGACATTATACCACAAACTAACAATAGTAAAGATATAGGGACATCAACAAAAGCATTCGCATCAGGATTTATAAATGATATTACAACATCAAATCATACTTCAATCGATACAGATATAACAAATTTAGAAACAAAAACTCAATATATTTCAGTGTCAGGAAACGAAATGACTTTTAGTAATCAAACTATTTTTCACGAAAATAATGAATCTGTTTATTTTGTTTTAAATGGAGATAAAGATAATAATAATGCTTCGTTAGGTTCTTATTTAACATTATACGCTCATAATGTATTTAATGGATATTTAGGAACAATTGGAGATTTTTTAGATTTACATAGTTTTTCTGCTGGAACAGTAAAACCTATTAAATTTACTTTTGAAGATTCAGTAGGAACTCATACAAGTTTATCGTGTGATGATGTGAATATAACATTCAATATTAATATACTTCCACAAACAACTAATACATTTTCTATTGGTGCTTCAGGTAATATTTTTTCAACATCTTATTTTAGTAATATTATTACAAGTTCTCATAATGTTAATACTGTTTTAAATACATTAAATACAAACACCCAACACATTTCAGCAACTTCAACAATAACAACGATCGCAGGTAATTTTTTAGATGTTAATTGTCAATTTGATCTTCCTAATAATAGTGATGTGGATTCTCTTTTAACTTTTTATGCTTCAAGTATATTAACATTACAAACAGAAGTTCAAGCAGTTGAAGATAAAACTGCAGGATTGACTGCGAATGGTTCTAATACTGAATCAACAGGACAATTAATTATTAGTTATAATACAGATGATACAACTATAGATTGGGGTTTAATTGATAATGGAAGAACAAATGTCAGTGGTTTTAAAAAATCGATATTTTTAGATACTGAAGAACGAGATTGTTTTATAGGGGTTGTCAATGAGTCATCTTCAACTGCAGCAGGCGTGGGTATTGCATATAACGCAGGGGGAGGAGACGATCCTAATGTAGCGATATATTTTTGTAGTAATAATCAGGCTTATTTTAGATCACATATAAATTCAGGACACGCTAAGCCCATAGTTAATAATACTTATGATTTAGGGAGTTCAAGCAGACGATGGGATGACGTCTATGCCACCAATGGGACTATTAATACAAGTGACGAAAAAGAAAAACATTCTATTGAAACTTTAGATGAAACAGAAATGACAGATTTTATTTCAAAATTAAATCCAGTAAAATATATATACAATGAAAAAGTTAGGTATCATTGTGGTTTAATCAGTCAAGAAGTAAAAGAGGAGATGCCTTTTGATTGGGGATTATATATACACGATGAAGAAATGGATTCTTATGGTTTAAGATATACTGAATTGATATCACCTATGATATCTGTAATACAAAATTTAATAAAAGAAAATAATAATCTTAAAATAGAGAATGATAACATAAAAAATCGTTTGAATACTATAGAAGAATTGTTAGGAATCTCTTAAATATAAAAATAATATCTCAACTAACTTTATAAAAATGCCTTGTTGTTTTTCATTGAACGATGATGACGAAAAAGATATATTGAAATTGAGATTTAAAGTATTATCTAAAAAATATGATAAGGTGATTGATAAAATAATAGAATTACATACAGCAATACACGAACTTCGTCATAATAACGAAATATTAGTTAATGAATATAATAGATTAAAAATAGAATATGATAATTTTTTTAAAATTTATTATGATGAAATCGAAAAAGAAAAAAAATAATTTATTTACTTAAAATTTTAAAAATTATATATAATAAAATTAAAATTTTGAGTAATTAATCTAATTTAACATAATGCTGGAGTTGTTTGGTGGATGAACCCATATCTTCTAAATCTTCTTCTAAATTTTTCATTTTTTTAACTGTATCTTTATATTTATCAGTTAAAAATACTTTTCTAAACATATTTACAGAAAATTTAGGTTTTTTCATAATTTTATGAAATCTTTGATTAACTTTAACAGATGATAATTTATTTCCTTTAGAATCAAATAATAAGTATTCAGTTGGATTAACTCTTAACCATTTATTTAAAATTAATTTCAATTCTTTAGGAATATCTATTTTGTCTTGACCTTTCGTTTTTGATGTTTTATAAATATTGAAAATCATTGTTTTATTTTTTATAAAATTATCTTTTTCTGTATCAATATTTTTTATTTTCATTTCTGTAAAATCTAATGCTCTTCTTGGTGGAATTAATGTAAATAATGCTAACATTACGAAATCTTGAATTTCTTGTAATTCTTTCATTTTTAGATCACCTTTTTTATAATTAACAGAAGCCCTTTTTTTCATATTATTAAAGATTTTTTTAATCTCTTCTTTTGTCATCCACGCTTCAGTTTCTTTTTCGTTTTTATTACCATTTTTTTTATCTTTATTATAATTGTTAATATCTTTTAACATTTGTTCTTTAAATTTATTATCTCCAGTTATTACTAATAGAGCACTTAATCGTGTTTTTCTAACTGAACCAGGCATATCTTTTAAATATTCTAAAATTTCTTTTGTTTTTTTGAAATCTTTTAAATCATTAAATTTTAAATCTTTTGAAATTGATTTCAAAATAGATGTGTATGTTTTTATACTTTTTTCATTTAAATTAGGTCTTTTTTCCTTAATTAAATCACTTATAGAAACTTGAGAAATCATTTATTTTTATTATATAATTTAGTTTATATATTAATTTTTAAAAATATATAGTTTTTTTTATTTTTTTTTTCTTATATATATATATATTAATAAATGGTTTATAATTTTAAAAAAAATAAAATCAATGGAGATAGAGCAGAAAATGAATTTAAGACTTTATGTATTAAAAATAATAAAGAAATTAAAAATTCAACATTAAAAGAAGATAAATATAAACATATTGATTTTTATGTTAAATTAAAAAAAAATATGAAAACTGTTGATGTTAAAAGTATTAAAAAAGTTTTAGGTGAATATAACAATGATTTATATTATATTGAATTTATTAATGATTATGGATATAAAGGATGGATTTTTTCAGAGGATTTAGATTTAATAGCATTTGAAAATATAAATGAATATAATGTATATAAAAGAAAAGATATATTAGATTTTCTTGAAAAAAAAAAAAATAAATATACAGAAATAAAAAGAAAACTTAATTTTTGTAATACTTATTCAAAATGTATTTTATTACCTAAAAAAGATATAGAACATTTCAAATATTATGAACTGAATAAACATAATAAAACAAACACGATAAAATAAGTATTTTTTTTATTATTGATATAACATCTAACACATCTAAAGATTTGTCTATCTTTTTCTTCATTGAAAAAATATCTTGATGAAAAACAAACTTTTATCATATGAGAAGTATAAAATGTTTGATTACACATATCACATTTTCCTACAAGATATTGATATATATTATATACTAATTCTATAGGGAGATTATTCATATAAATTTAAGCATATAAAATTTATCTACTAACTCCACTTAACATAGAAACTTTTTGAAGATGGTGTGCTGGAGGAACATATGAAGTGGCTGGAGGGGCATCTAAACCTACAATTTCTTGACCTCCACCCAAAGATAAACCTCTTCCTACTCTTCCTCTAATTTTACCTCTTACTGGACCTCTTTTAACTGGAAGCGTTCTCATAGGTGGTTTAAAATCTCCTATTTTTTCTTTAATTCTTTCTTTTATCATTTCTTTTCTTCCAATTCTACCACCTGCTCTTAATCCATCTCCTCCTGCTCTTAATCCTGAACCTAACATTTCTTCAACATCATCTAACGCGTCCATTGCTTCACCTATCGAACCTCCAGCCATTAATCCTAAACCTATTGCTTTAACAGCCATATTTATACCCTTATCTCCATATTTAGCATTCACAGCAGTTAATGCTGGGATCAATGGCGCTGCTGGCGTTCCTGCTAATGCTGTAATACCTGCTTGAATACCCATTTTAGATCCTGTTTTGACACCCTTTCTAATCATTTCTCCTGCTTTTGTATCTTTGATATTTTCTTTATAAAATTTAGGTGCTTTTTTGATAGCCTTACCTGCTTTTTTAAATCCTTTTTTAATATCACCAAATAATCCTGAACCACTCATTTCTGCTTTTACTTCATCGTCATCAACCATATCTGGATTTTTATTAACTTGCATCTCTTCTTCATCTAATTCAAATTGTTTTCCTCTACCTGAATCAAATGCTTTTGTAATTACATTATATTTATGTGGGTGAACTAATAAAACTATTCCCTTACCTTCCATTGATCTATTTTTTTTAGCGAGTCTAATTGCGACACCTTTTCGTAATTTTGCTTTTTGTGCTGGACTTAATTGTAATCGTATAACTCTCATATTTTATATATAATATTATTAGATATTTTATAAATTATAAAAAAAATTTATATTTTTATTTTGTTATCTATTTTATATTATATGATGTGTATAAAAAATATTGATTATGAATGTTTAAATTGTGTTTTGAATTTCTTACTTTTGATAAGTAATTCTATGTCTATGGTTATCACTTGTTATAACTTACAAAATGTTGAATCTTCTATAGAATTTGTTTTAATTTTAATATCGTTATGTGTTTCTATGTTATGCGTTGCTATAAAGCAGTCGATGAAATTAGAAAGTATTATAAAAGAAGAAAAAATAAAGAATTTAATTAAAAAAAGAGATAATATAGATGAATTAATAGAAGAATTATTTTAGTATCCTAACTGTAATAGAATGGTGAAAATTTCGTTAGCCTCTGATTTTGATATATGACCTGTTTGTGATAATTTCAATAATAAAACTTTAAATTCTTTTATCATATTTTCGTTATCATTTCCAGCCATAATCATACCACGCATAACGTTAAATTTATTAATATCACTTTGAATTTTTGATAAAGTGGGGGATGGTATTTTTAATCTATCATTTATACCAACTTTTTCAGCCATTTGTGCGAGATAATCTTTTTCATCATCTTTTAAATTATCAACATCTTTAGGATTTACTGATTCACCTGAAATAAAATCATCTATAATTTTTTTCATAGGAGATGACAATCTACGATTTTCTAAACCTTTTATTGAAAACCCCTTTTTACTTCTAAATTGTAATTTTCCACCTTTTAATTGTTTTAAATCTAATTGATATTTACCAAAAGGAAGGTATTTATTCATAGGGTCTTGACGATTTACATAAGAAATATTATGAATTTTGTTTATTTTGAAATCTGAATTAATGTATTTATTTTCCATATTATATATATATTAATTTATATAATATTTTTTAGTATTTTTTACTTACTTAAAATTTTAATTTTTATTATATATAATTTTTAAAATTTTGAGTAATTAATTTAATTTTTTTTATAAGTTTCTTTTGCTTTTTTCATACATTCTTTTAAAGATAATCCTGGGTTCTCTTTTCTACACTTTGATAAATGTTCCATCCAACTATTCATTTTTTTAGGGGGCATAATTTTTATATATAACTTTAAATTATATTTTATATTTTTCATAAATTTATAATTTTTTTTTCATAATTTCTAAACCACTTTCTAAAATAATTTTTAATAATTTTGAAGGAATACTATACCTATCGCACAATTTCAATTCAACGACTCCTTTAACTTTATTAGGACAATTTTTTTTATCTTCAATAAGATTCATTTGAAAATTACTAAAAAAATCTGTGGGTTTTCTTTTTTGGTCTCCATATAAACAGTATAAAGTTGTTTCTCTATAAAGATTTTTCATTTTTTTATCTTTTCTCATCATACCTCTTGGATTTTCAATAACCCATAATAAATTAGGATTTTTCTTAAAAAAATATTTTATTATTTCAATTGTTTTATATAAAATTTTTGTGCCTAATTTAGCCCTTTCACTTTTAGGTTCTGCTGTTTGTATATCTCTTTCTTTTAAAGGATATGCTAAAGGAGAGAAAGTATTACAAGGAGGACTCGCCCAAATCATATCTGGTATAAAATCAACATCTTTATAATTCCAATCTAAAATGTCAGTTATTATATCTGGTTTAAATATTGCTTCATTATCTAAAGAAACAACATCAAAATCGAGTTTTTTTGCTACTTTACCAACTGAACCTGTTCCTTTAAATAATTCTAATAAAAGAGGTTTTTTTGTTCTTTTTTTTATATTAACACTTCTTCCAATAATCATTTTTTTATATAATAAAAGATTATATTTTTTTTTGATTGTTTCTGTTTTTGTTAATATTTTTACAGTTCTTCCATCTATTTTATCAGTTGTTTTTTCTGTTGTTGTTTGAATCATTGTTTTTTCACTTTTTTTGTTAGATTTTTCTTCTTTCTCTTTTTTAGGTTCTTCTGTTTCTTTCTTATTGTATGTTTTACTTGCTTTCATTACTGCTTCATTATGTGTTAATGATGAATTTTCTTTTTTTGTTTTTGCTAAATGTTTTATCCATTCCTGATTTTTTTTAGAACCTTGTCCTGTTATTTTTTTAACACCTCTCGCTAACCCTACAACAAATTCACTTATTTTTTGTTTCCACGCTGGTATTTTTTTAGATAATTCTACTACATCTTGTTTAACAAATTTTTTATCATAAGTTGCATCTATAGAATCTAAAGCATTCAATACGAAATCTTGACAGTTATTTTTTAATGGATGATATCCTTTAAATTTTGCATCTCCCATTCGTCTTTTTGTCATATCAACAAATTCATTAATAGTTATATCTTTATTAAATTGAACTGGTGATGTTTCTGCCTTTTTCAAAAATGAATTTTTATTAACTTTTACAAATGTATAGGATTCTTGTTTATCAAAAGCATATTTATCATTTATTAAAATACCTAAATGAAAAAATTTATCGTAAGGTTGTTTTTTTAAGAAAGCATCTACTTTATCGTTTGTTAATTTATTTAATACTTCAACCAATTTATTATCTAATGGTTTTCTGAAAATTTCTATTTTTTTGATTTTTTCTTTTCCAAATTTTTTAATATTTTTGTCAGTTTTAGATCCAAATAAAAATGCGAGACCACCTTCTATTTCTTTTTTAGATTTATGTTTAGGTGCTGGAAGTGGTTTAATAACATCATCATTAAAAGTAATTCTTTTTTTACTCATAAATAATTTATATATTAATAGTTTATATTTTTATTATAACAAAAAAAATATAATTTAAATTATATAACATAATGACAATAGAAAATTTTTATAAAAAATCAGGAATGTCTAAATATTTAATTAAACAAGATAACCCTAATTTACATCTTCATAATCTATCTGTGCTTCCTTTTAGGATGGTTGTAGTTGCTCCTTCAGGTTCAGGAAAAACTAATTTTATTTTGAATATGCTTCAAAAATTTTCAGCAGGTAAAGGCACATTTAATACAATTACAATAATAACTAAAAATAAACAAGAACCCTTATATGAATGGTTAGAAGATAAAACAAAAAAAACAGTTAAAATATTAGAAGGTATTGAAAATATACCATCTTTAGATAAATTCAATAAAGAAGAACAACATATCGTCATTTTTGATGATTTAGTATTAGAAAAAGACCAAAAAAAAATGAATGAATTTTATATTAGAGGTCGTAAAAAAGGAGTTTCTGTATGTTATTTATCACAAAGTTTTTTTAAAATTCCTAAAGTTATTAGAACAAATTGTAATTATTTCGTGATTTTAAAATTATCAGGAAAAAGAGATTTGAATCTAATTTTAAGTGAATTTGAATTAGGTGTATCAAAAAAAGAACTAATGGATATGTATGAATACGCCACAAAAGAAAAATTTAATGTTTTACTAATAGATGTTGAAGCACCAAAAGAAACTAAATTTAGAAAGAACTTTTTAGAATATATTCAACCATAAATTTTATTATTAATGATTTTTTTACTTACTTAAAATTTTAATTTTATTATATATAATTTTTAAAATTTTGAGTAGGCATTTTAGACTCACGAATTACTCAAATTTATATACCTATATTTTTAAGTAATTTATGAGGACTAAAAAATTATATTTCTATACTTTTTGTTTCTTCTGTTCCTTTTTTTTCATTTTCTAATAATTTATTTTCTTTAATCGCTTTATTAATTGGATCCAATATTTCATCAATAAAATCAATACCTAAAATATTCTGTGTTATTACATAACCATTTATTATTTCACCTAATATATCGCCTTTTATTTCATCTAAATATTTGTGTTCTGTATCTATATATTGATTTCTTACTGGTGTTAATTGTTTTGAATAAATATATGTTTTTTCAGGTGTTCTAAAAACCTTTATAGACATTTTCAAAAAAGAATTATATAAGTTCAATACTAAAAGATTCATTATGTATATAATTAATATATATATATTTATTTTCTATATTAATTTATATATTAATTATATTTCATATGTATCCCCAACTTTCATATTATTACGAACACAGAGATTATAAATTACAATATCAAAAAGAATATTATCAAAAAAATAAAGAATGGATTACTAAATATTATAAATCTTACTATGAAAAAAATAAATCTATAGATAAAAAAAATAAAAAAAAAAAATCAAAAAAAAAGAATAAATCTGAAAAACCTATTATTCAACAAGAAAAAAGAGTATTTTCTTTAGTTGTAAGTTTTGATTAGATAAATCTATAATTTGTTATTATATGTATTTTCAATATTGAAAAATAAACATAATAAAAAATAAACATTTATAATATAAATATACATAATTATTTAGGAATACTCCAATCATTATCTTTTAATCTTCTATTATAATCTTTTATAGATGCTTTTAAAGTTTCTTTATTCCATAATATAAACATACTTAAATAACCAGCCCTTTTAGGATCATCTGTTTCTAAATCTTTCTCGTGTCTTTTATTATAATTTTCTTTTCTTTTTTTATCTTTATGGTCTATAAAAGTCCCAAATTTAGGATTTGTTAATCCAAAATTAACTTTAGTATCATCACTAAAAATTGCTCTAAATCTCTTTTTTCCATTGATTTCTTCAACTTTATCTAATTTATAATTATAGACTCTATATTTATTAAATTCTTTTTTATCTATTTTTCTTGATGGTCCATCCATCAAAACAGAACATAATCTCGCATATCCCCACGAATAAGGATTTTGTTTAGGTCTGCTTCCTGATGTTTGATATGCTTTCATACCTTTATTTTTTATTAATTCTTGTCCTTTTGTTCTTAATAAATTTTTATCAATCCAATCTGTCTCTGTAATTTTATGGTCGTATTTATCTTCAAATTGTTCGCACCAAGGGCTTCTTTTAGATTCAAATTTAACGTCTTTAGGTCTATCTTC